AAGAAACAATCAAAAAATATATAGCCGAGCAAGAAGAATGTAGTAGGATAGAAGGCTAAGAGCCTCTTTTAAGAGGCAGTCAAGTACCAAAGGTTGTTTAGACCCCGCCTATAGGCGGTACCGAAAAGTGCCCCGGAGGGGCCTACTCAAACCACCGGCAGAGCCGGTGGTCATGACTTCTCTTGAAGTTTCTTCAAATCGCCTAAATTACAAGCGCCAAACCGCATTACGCCCGCTCCTCCGCTATCGTCAACATAATTTCCTGGTGCGTGGGATAAACGGCGGGAACGCCGGATTGACTGTACGCCGCTTCGCGTCCTTCGCGCGTGATTACGATTTTAGAGCCGGGAGCAATTTCTATTTCCGGCGAAATAAAAAGTTTGATATCTTGCGTAATCGCCGCAGCCTCGTCCGTATTTGTCGCGCTCCCGTTCGTCTCGAAAGACAACTTGCACGGTTGATTTTCTAAAACTGCAACTTCGCGTTTACTAATTAATTTTGTTTCGGGATCTTTAATATCCTGATATTCAATTACGCTACAAATATCCTGATAATGGAATTTTTCCAGCGCAATTCGCGCCGCAGTTTGCGCCTGTTTTAAATTCATTGCTACCACCTGATTTTCCGAAAAGAGGAAAGTTGCTCCGCGCCGTATTTATTCAGCGATTGGATAAAACTGGAAAGACGGCTCTCGGCGGTTTCCGCATTGCCAAACGTAAAACTAGTATCCCCCGCTTGTATTTGCTTGACCGGAGCGCCGGACAAATCTAACGCGGATAAGTCGTCCGGCGCGAAAGTTTTCTTATACGTCAAAAACTCTCCCAACACACGATACATGACGACGTATTCCAGTTCGGGCGGAATCGTCTCCCAGTTAATGTTATTTTTGATATCTTGCGAGACTTTATCATGAATAAAATACAGCGTGATTTTATCGCCGTCTGAAAACGTTCGATACCCTAGAGCGGCGAGCAGCGTTGCGATTTTTTCATACATAGTTTAGCCCTGCGAAATAATGCGAACAAGGGCGATCGCTTTGTGCGGGATAGCCGTCGCGCCGTCGTTGATAATGTTCCAGTTCGCGCCGTTTTTCAAGTCGTCGTTCGACGCGGAAGCGGTTACGGCGGCGGGTTTCTCGAAAGAAATACCGTCCGCGCCGCAGATATAACGGTCGCGCACAAAAAGCGTGTCTTGCCCGCCGTTGGTTTTGGGATCGCGGTTCATCTCATAGGGGACGGAATCGCCGATATCGTCTAAAATAATCGCGCCCTGTCCAAGCACATACGTCGTATATTTTGTGTGCGCGGGAACGGCGGTTGCTCCGCTGCCGCTGGCGGCGACGTCCTCGACGGGCATATCGTCGTCAATCAACACGGTTCGCCCGTTCCACGTCGCAAGCGCGAGATCGTGCTGAATGCCGTCTTTGTCGGTGTAGGTCATGTATTTCAGTAACCGCAGATTTTTCAGACGGGTTGCGACCGCGCTGTGCATAACGACTAATTTAAAGATATTTTTGTTGTCGCCGCAAGCCTGCTGAATCGCCGTGTTTAACGTCGTCGCGTTTACAAGCGCGTCCTCGCCGGTCTTGCCGGAGATATCGTAAGTGTGCTTCTCTATGAACTCTTTCGCGGCTTTTTCCGCGACTCCCGCGCCCGTCGTTTTCATGGCGAACACGCCGGAAAGAATGGCGAGCAGCATTGCCTGTTTGACTTCCAGTTTATAATCGGCGATTTGCCGCGCTACGTTGTCCATGAAGTCTGCGCCAGCCGTGATGTTCTTGCTGAAGCTGCGTTCCGTCCAGGAATCCATACGAGAAGCGGTAATAAAGCCCTGTTCATACGTCGTCGTATTGGTGGACGTGATGTTAGTCGCGCCGTCGTTGTTCTGCGAAGTTGTCCCGCTGATACGACCAAAATAGGGAATACGAGCGTACAAAGAACCTGTTTGATTTGAAAGCGCGGCTTTAGCGTTCTCGTTCGTTCCGACCGCGCCAGACTGGATCAGTTGATTTTTCTTTGTGTTGGGAATCCGTTCTACATATTTTCCGAATGCTTCCGGATTGAAACTTTTAGAATCAAATTTCGTATTCGGCATTGTTTATTTCCTCCCTTTATAGTTTTGCGTCCGGGTTGGCTGCCAGATAGGAAACCATTTCCGAATAGGTCATATTTGTAGTATCCACAGAAGGCGTTCCGTCGCCGGACGCGCCCGGCTGAAATCCTTTGAATTGCGGCGCCTGTTGTTTTTCCGCGAATAAATAAGAATCAGATTTCTGTAAAGCTTTCACTTGCTCGGAAAGTCCCGTTACCGCGCCGTCCTTTTCCAGACGCAATTTTTCCGTATTTAACAGAGCGCGAACCGCCTTGTTATTTTTCGCGCCCGCCGTTAATAAAGCGGATTCCACAGCGTTATCCAGCTTTAATTGTGCAATTTCCGCTTCATGCGCGGTTTGCTGTTCGGCGTTGGCTTTCTGCAAATCGGCGATCTGCCGTTGTAAAGCGGCGTTGTCCCCGCTGGACGCTTTGAGCGTTTCGAGCTGTTTGTCTCGCTCTGCGACTGTGTTTTTCAGACTGTCTCGCTCTTGTTCCATTTCTGTAAACTGCGTTTTAGGGACGTAATCTTTCAGCGCGTCGAGTGTTTTTTTCGCCTGTTCCTCGGTCAATCCGAGCGCGAGTAAATCTTCTTTTTTCATTTTCTACGCCTTCCTTTCAAAGGGATTGTCTTACGCCGGACATCGCCAACAGGCGATCCGTCTGCTCTTTCGTCGCGCACAAGGTAAATTCCCATTCGTCGTCCGCGTTGATTTCATTAAGGGAAACGTTATGAAAATAAAACCGTTCCACGATTCCGTCGTCATGCATAATATCCGCCGTTAATTCAAATCTTTCCACTGTTTGCATGGCTTCTTCCACATCGGCGCTCGTAAAATTGATATCGTCGCGCAACTCTATAATAAGTTTGATCGATTTTTCCACATATCCTGTTTCTCCTGAAATTGAAACCTTCTTGCATTCTTCATAAATTTTAATTTCAGGCTTGCACGTTGCAAACAGAGTCCGTCTGCCCTGTCCTATTTTCAACAGATCGCCTTTTTCACAGGCTAACGCATTTAATAACGTTATCATCTTTAAGAATCCTCCTAAAATAAATTTTGGGCATAAGAAAACCGCCCAAACAGGCGGTTAAATTATTCAATTAGAATCCGGGAATAAATACTTCGACTTCCTTCAAAGCTTTTTCCGCTTTCTCCATCATATGATCTTCCTGCAAGTATTCTATGCCTTTTTGCGTAATTTTCAGATTATTAATTTTAACGCCTGGCGTTACGTTCAAACTCGGCATGAAATTTGCGTCGATGATATAACTCCTGATATAACCCTCGTGCAGCATACTTTCTATGATATTCACCAAATAACCGTTATTAATTTGCAGCGTTTTTGACGATATCATATTTAAATCCGCCCACTTTCCGGCTTGAAAGCAATCGTATAAATGGGTAAGAATACGATAGACAATTACAAAATAATCGTTCTTTTTCATGATACGCCTCTTTCTTTGCATAAGAAAACCGCTTACACAGAGCGGTTAAACAAAGTCGATTGATTTTATATCGCTCTCATCGAACCATACGCCGCAAGAAAGAGCTATTGCCTCTTCCCCGTCGTTGTCGTTTGGCTGTGTGTATAACTCAACCTTACCAGTATAAACCTTACCATTCATAGCAACAACTCTGACGTTTTTATTTCTATAAATATTAAGTTTCATTGATTTCGCCTCTTTCTGCCGGTACGCAATGCGTTCTTTTTTTTGAATAATGTATGGTCATTCGATTAGTTGCGCCGCCGTTAGAACCATATTCATCAATAACGATTCCTATGTCTTCTGGCAAAGTAATAACTTCCTTTATCTGACCGTTAGATTTTACCAAAATTTTTCCTGTTGCAGAATTTTCATTAACAATTTTTTGAAGTTCTTCAATAGAAATAGTGAAATAACTCTTATTCTTTGAAGGATCGTAACCAACGCTTCCTAAGATATGTGGATTTTGCTTTTCGGGATTCAGCGTAAGGGTAATATCACCGTTAGCTATCTTCTCTTTCAGTATACGCCTATTGTTCTCATTTGCCAAGTCTTCATTTGAATTTTCTTCTGCTTTTTTTTTACCGTTTTGCAAGGTTTTTAACGGCTTTTTATAATCGGATTTATCCCTCTCCACAAACGCAGATTTATCGCCATCTACAAAAGCGGATTTATCACCATCCACAAACGCTTTTTTCCATTCCTGATAAGTCGTATCGCCGGGAACATAATATTGCTTGCCGTCTTCTCCACGCGCAATGCGCTGACTGTCGGCGGTAAATTCATCGTGGAAATAGGGACAGGTGCAGCCGCGGCACCACGGATGGAACGGCGGAGCCGTCACGCCTATTTCGTACTCAGATATCGGGAAATGGCGCCCGTCCAAGTTCGCGCAAACTTCACAGGTCATATTGTCGAGCGTTTCCACGATTTCAAATTCTTCTATATTCAATTCGCGAAAAGCGTCTTTCTGTCCCATCGCGGATATAGCCGCCGTTTCGGTCATGACGAGCCGCCCGGCGTTCGAGCGGGAGGCGTTCATTTTAGATTGCATTTCGTCGATCAGTTCGTCCGGCTTTTTCCCGGTCAAAATTCCCCGCGTTAAAGCGCTTTGCGTGGTCTGAATCAGCTTTCGTTTGTTGCTCCACAATCGGTCTGAAAACGTTTTGCCGTCCAGCGTCCACGGCGTGGAGAGAGCCGCCGCAAGTTTCTTTTCGTTTATAGAAGCGATATCCCAGCCGATTTCAAACGCCTTTTGTATTTCATAACAGGAATGATAATAACTGGTTGGATAAACTTTCCGTAACGCTCTTGTTAAGGATTGCTCTTGTTTCCCGAACAGGGCTTCTATCGCGGCTTGATTCTGCAATTTTAAAGCGTCTAGCCGGGTAATATGCCACTTCGCGGAGGCGTTTTCAAGCTGTTTCATCCACGCGCCGTTGAGCGCGTTTTCTTGACCGTATTGGATGTATTCCCGTACCGTCCACCGAAATTCTTTCAGCGCGTTACCGGACAATTGTTTTTTCGCTTCGTGCAGAGTGATATCGTTGTTTTTAGCAAATCGGACGTACCATTTTGCAAGCTGCGCTTCAATTTCTTGCATAGCTTTCTGATATTGTTCGACGATGTAATTCAGACAGTTCGCGCCGGTCAAGTTCGCCTGTTCTTCGATGGTTTTAAACCGTTTTTTCCAATAGGCGCTATTCGGAGGCTGGTTCATGCTTCACGCCGCCTTCTGGGAAAATAGTTTGATTGTACATATCTTCCCGCTCTTCTTGTTTTTGTTTTTCCAGAAGCTCCAATTCTTTTAGTAAGTCCTCCGTCCACGGATGTTGTTTCACAATAGATTCCAGCGACAAAATACCCATGGACGCCTGACAATTTTGAATAGCTTCGGTTTCGTTAATTAAAATATCGCGATTAAAAATAATATGAACCGCTTCCCCATCAAAATCGCCTATCCCTGCATTCGCAAGATAGGCGTCGACAAACCATAAAATTTGTTCAAAAGCGGCTTGTAATTCGGTTTCCATGTCGTTCGCATCCAGATCAATGTCGCTGTACATCGATTGTATATTCATCTGGTTTGGGTTACCGGAAAGACGGTCGTCTTTCGCGTCGTATCCCATGCCGTTCTCTATCAGCGCTTTTTTGAATAATTCGAGAATCGACTTGTAATTTTCGGCTTTGACTTCTATTTGAAGGGTTTCCACGCCGCCTCTTGCTTCGCCGTCGCAGCGTACTTTTATCGCGCCGTAAGTCGTGAGTTTATGTCGAAAATCCTCCAAACGCTCGCCGTCATAGTTTTTTAAGACAAGAATAGTGTTTCTGGAATCTTCCTGCATATTGTTCTCAAAGTCGGACAGCATAACGTTTACGCCGTCCTGTAGAGATTTTACTTTTTTCAGCAGGGGAATTTCACGCTCGTTATATTTAATCGGAATGAGCGGAATCCGTTCCCAGTTAAAGCCGGTTATAGCATTGTCATACACCGTAGTCACATAAGAAGCACGGTCGGCTTCCGGCGTTAATTTGCCGCCGTCCCATGTGTACCGCTGTACGCCTGATTTGTCGTATAACTCCACTTTATGAATGATAATTGGCGTGCGTCCTTCATATGCCTGCACTTCATACATACGAATAGCGGCGTCTAAAACGGTATGTTCGCTGTCCGCCCAGAACGGCAAAATCTCATAGCCGGGGAACAACCGAAAGGCAAGCCGTCCGATATCGTCATAATACGGATACAACCATGAAACGCCATGATTCAGACTGGCTTTGACCGCGTTCTTGAGCGTCCGCATGAAACTTTTCCCAAAAATCGGCTTCAAAGCCTCCAGATAAGCCTTGTTTTCGCTGTCTATCGCAATAGGTTTTCCGGCAATGTAATTTGCTTTCTGGCTAACTAATTTGGCGTATTGGTTATCGATTATGCGATTATTCGGCAGATTGTCCACGGACTGTAACCTGCCGTTGTCGCCGATGACCGTGCGCTTGCGGGTCAAAATATCGTGTGCGCCGTCATAGTATAATTGTCCTTTGATTTGCAGAATACGGCGGGGGCTCGCCTGCCATTTTGCAAGTTCTAATTCAAAAAATTCACGGTCGGTCAGCCCTTTATTTCTTCCCAAAAAAATCATATTCGCAAGCGCTTGAACGCCTTGAAACATTGCTATCACCTTTTTATTCAAAACTGAACGTGTCGGGCAGCAGAACTTTCGCCACGCCGTACCGCTTCGCGTCCATGCCGTGCGAAAAATCATGATCCGGCTTGTTGGTCAGCCTGCCGTCTTTGTCTTTCTCCCAACAGTAATTTTCAATTTCCTTCTTGAACTCTCTACATTTGGGATGTACGACGATTTGATAATTCTGAATCAGTTGAATACCATGAACTACGCTGTCCGCGCCTTTGCGAGACGGTTCGGCGCGGATTCC